ATGAAACGCAGGAGAAGCTTCAACCCGAAGATGCTGTTTGCAACACTAAGCGCTGGACTACTAGCCACAGTTGGTATCTTTAGCGCCTCAACCGCTGCAGTCGCTGCATCAGAAGAAATCGTCGTTGACCAAGAGTTCGTTTTTGATGGCGTAAAAGGGGCAAGCCTAGGCACCTCGGGCAGTAAGTTTGCCCAGCCATTCATTCCCTCAAGTTCCGGCACACTTGACTCAATCACTCTAGACGTGTGGACAATCGGAGAGTATGAATTTGGTGAGGTGAACATTCACACAATTTCCGCCGACAATGTGATCTCTGAGGACCCCATCCCCGGCGGGAACGGAGTCACCTCCTTCGCGACTTGGCCTAACGACCCGGATGTAGCAACAGCAACGGCTACTTTCAGCATGAGACCCGAGCTGTCTACTGGGCAACGATATGTGATCATCGTAGATCCGCGTCCCACCCAGAACCCTTCAGCCTACGGCGCAAGCTTCCCGATGGTTTTCAGCGGAAACACCGACTATGCGCTTCGGGTTCAAAGTGGAGATACCTGGGGGCCGTTTTGGATAACAGGTCATATCTACTTCTCAATCCGATTTGCAGTTCCGATTCCGGACAGCGAAGTGATTCCCGAGGCACCGACTGTCACTCCAGCGTCCGACTGCGGAGTGCGCGGGAGTGTCAATCTCCCCACTCAGGACGGTGTGAAATTTGTCCAGGTCGGTGATGGAGATGAAGTAACAGTCACCGCCACGCCAGAAGATGGCTACATGTTCCCCCGAGATGCCCTCGCGACATGGACTCTAGATGTTCGCCCAACTGTTTGCCCACCCACGATCGTTGCCGTTTCACCTTCGGAGCCCATACTCACGGAGGCTACATGCGAAGCCCCAGGCAGTGTCGCAACGGTCAAGCAAGATGGAATCACTTACACAGTCACCGGGTCGCAGGCACGCACGGTCGTAACTGCCACCGCACAGGCAGGGTATGAGTTTCCCGCGGCGACAAAAACCGAGTGGACTTTTGACTTGAGCAAGCTCACATGTGGAGACCCGACGCCGACAAAGCATCCGGTTCCCAATCCCAGCACTCTAGCCAATACTGGCGTTGAGGCCGTCCCAAGCGGCATCTGGATTGGTGTGCTCCTCGCCTCTGCAGGTGCGGCCACAACAGCATTAATGTCGATCCGCCGTACGCGCAGCATTTCTAAGCAGTAGTCACCAAGAACCGCGCCTTGGTTCACGAAACTCTTGTGGACCAAGACGCGGGGTTTGGCGACAACATATCGACTCGGCGTGCAACGCCAGGCCAAAAATCCTCACATTGGGATGACGTGTGGCCGATCCAAACAGTGAAGCGTGCTGCCGACAGTAAGTGCGCATGTTCGACGTAGATGCATCGCGACCATCTGCCACGTCTACACCGGGCATCCGGGTGGCGCTTGGCTGTACCGTGCGGTCACGTTCGACCGAGATCCGGAACGACGCATGCTGCTTGGCTATTTCCCGTCGCTGGAGATGGCGGCACATGTGACTTAGCATTCATGGGCGCTGCAGTATAGCCCTATCGAGACACGCTACATTGCTCATACTGCCGTGAACATGTGCCCGTTGTCCACGGTTTCCGTCACGCCCTTTCGCACGAGCTTTCACGAACGGACACTGGGCGCGTGTCAACTCCTATCTCCCCAGATGGCTTTCCAATACCCGAAGATGGGCTGCCATGTCCGCACTACGCCGCTGAAACCATGCCTGGAGACAGAGGGTTGGCGGGTGTGCGTGCGCTGCGGCTGGGCACGCACACCCAAAAACGAAAAATGCCCGGTGGGACGATCAAGCCTTTCATAATGACTTTCGGCGTCTCAACTAGCAAACCAAAGATGTAACAGATAATATCTGTTACATGAATGCCGTTGACCTCACGAAGTACACAGAAGTTCAACTGCGAGAAATCATGAGTATAGTACGCGCCGAACTACGAACGCGGAAACGCAATGACCGAGTTTGCATCGTGTGCGATGAGCAATTTGCCGGCAGATCAGGATCTCGATATTGCTCAACCAGGTGCCGGACTACTGCTCATAGATTAAGGGCAGACACACGTGCCTCAGAACCCGAAACTAGTGCACCCATCGGCCTCGGGTACGAAGGAAAATCAGTCGATGACTTCATAAAGATGCTAAACGACGCAAAGGTCACAACGCTTGTTGATGTTCGGCTAAATGCTATCTCTAGAAAGAGAGGCTTCTCTAAAACCGCACTGCGTACAGTTCTAGAAGCAAACGGCATCGGGTATACGCACTTCCGCGCATTAGGGAACCCAAAGAATAATCGAGTTGGTTACGGAGAGATAGATACTCCTGGCGCGCTGGCAGCGAGAGAGAGCTTCCGCGACTCACTCCAGTCGGAGTTGGCCCAAGATGCCCTGTCCAAGATTTTACATCTTTCTAAGTCTGAGAAAATAGCACTGTTCTGCTTTGAGCACGAGAGCGCGAATTGTCATCGCGAACAAATCATCGAGGCGCTTCAAAGACTCAGAATAGACCTGGATTAGCATGCGAATGGACAACAGTATCGCTGGGGGGCCAGTACACGCCCAACACGCTGAAAGAATGACGCTTCCGAGGGTCTGACATATTGCCCACGTAGAAAGCAGTCCAGCGGGCTGGAGGTTCCATCTTGCGCCAGAAATTCTCTTTTATTGCAGCCCTTAGCTCTTCATCAGAGGAACCCTTCATCGCCCACTGAAGCCCATTCAGTTCCCAATCCAGCAATTGCCCTCTGTGCCCACCGCAATTTCTTTTGGTGCACCTGTACCTGTATGTGGCCTTGAATCTGGGAGCCACCAATTCCCTAGGAACAACGCCGTCAAATGGAATAAGCGCGTTCGCTTCCTGAGCACGTCGCGCATTCAGTCGGCTGAGCTGATCTTCTGTCCAGGGAGGCTGGCTCTCAACACGCAAGTCAGATATATCCGCTACAGGCACTAGTCCCAACGAAGCTGCATCATGATTTTCCCTAGCTGCCGCGGAGAGCTCACACGTAGTGCTCGGCTCAACTTGCCCGATCACTTCATGTCTTCTACGCCAGTTACCTTCAGTTGGCAAACTTCTAAGAACAGACCACTCCCCGCGAACCGGCTTAAAGCTCTCTGCACGAGAATCGTTCGTGGCCTTCTCAACTTTCAACCGAAGAACGTCATATTTCTTGAACTGTTGACTCGAATTCAACCACCGAAAATCAACTGGATACAGGCGTATGAGCTCAGGTCGCTCAAGGTCCATTCTGACGCCCGCTACACAGCTGGTATCTCCATACTTGAGCGACGGCTGAGGCGCTGCCTTGACCGTGACCAACACGTCAGCCGAAATACCACCGAAAGTCATAGTTCAAGCATAGAACTGAATTGTCTGATTCAGTCAGTTTTGCATCACCATTGAGGGTGAAGCACAACCACGCAAACACGAAACACGTCCCGCACCCACCCTGCAAAGGGTTGGCGCGGGACACAGTTCTTACCCATCACGAATGCCTGGCTCCACATCGCCGTGAATACAACCTCCCCTACGGCTCAGAGATTCCTGTGACCATGCGTAATCTGGTTGATGTTCCTAGTCCATTGCGGAATATTGGGAAACCTCACGACGAAAGGAAAACTCATGGGATTTCTTGAAGACGCAAAAGAGACCGCCGAAGCTGCCGCGAAGAAGGTAAGCCGGTCAGTTGAGGACACCGTAGACCGCGCGAAAGATAAAATTGACGAAGTCAAGGCTGAAGCGAATGTGAAAAAGGCAGAAGCTGAACGTAACGCCACCAAGGCACGCAACGAAGCCAAAGAAGACCTCCGCGACAACTAGCTTGTGACGCAGAAAAGCAGCCCCTCACTCCCGAAGGAATGAGGGGCTGCTTCTTTTACTGTGCGTACCGAGGCTCGTATGACGGTCGGGCATCACTACCCAACATGACCTTCTCCACAGACGGCCAACGATCGCCAAGCCACTGTGCGAGCTGCACATACAGCAGGACCACTACTGCAGTGGTGGCTGCTTGCACGAGCGCGAGCGTGGACAGGCCCGCATAGCCAGCCTCGGCAAAGATGCCGTCCACGAGCGCGAACGTGTCACTGATGACAGGGATCGCGACCACGAGACGGGCGATGAGTACGCCGACGAACGCGGCGACGAATGTACGGACTTTCTGATCGGCCATGCCGACTCCTTTCAAAGAACCGCGGCGACCTTTACGGCCACCGCAATGAGACTGATGAGTGCGCCAATGCCGGTGATGATTCCGACGACCGCGCCGACGACCGCCCACCAAGGCGCTTTCGGGCGCTGCTGAGCTTCGACCTTTGTTCGCCAAGTTTCGAGTTCATCAAGGCGCGCGTCATGTTCGCTCGTGATGCTCCGCTGGGCATCGATCCGCTTATTCACGGAAACCAGTTCTTTGACTGAAGTTGCGAGCTCACCGACTTGGTGGCGGGTTTCTTGGCCTTGTTCCCACACTTCGCGGATGGTGATGACAACAGCACCAGAGGCTGCATTCTGTTCACTCACGTGCACCCCCGATGAGATGGAAGAGGCGCGCTACCCAAGAGCAGCACGCCTCAACCTTCAACGCCGCGCCCGTCAGTGACGCGATCACTCCTGCTTCGCTCACGCGAGACCGGTCACACGCGCCTGCAGCGCCTTGATCTGGCTCTCATCGCTGAGCAGCGGCACACCTGCCGGCACCGGGCCGCCAAGGAATGTCGCCTTGCCGCCGCTCACGAAGTAGAGGCCGCCGCGGCGCGCGTTTACCTTGCCCTTGATGTTGATAAGCATGTCTGCCTCTTCCTGCCCAGATACGGGCGTTGTCGTGTTGTTAAGTCGTTTGTTTGCTTCCTCGATGATCGAGTCGATCTTGCCGATGACGTACGGGCCAGGGCATGCTGTCTGCACGTACTGCTGATGCCAGGCCACGAAGAAGAGGCCAGGCTGATCCTTGCCCGGGGTGTTCTTGCCGATGACCTTGTAGCCGCCCTGGCGCGCATGGTCGACGATGACGTCGATGACTGCCGATAGAGCTTCGGCAGAAACCGGCCAGTTACCGCCCGTGCTTTCGTTGTCGATCTCGAACGTGACCGCGACCGAGTCCACCGAGTGTGAGGTGGAGAACGGGCGCCGGTCAGGGTGCACAATGCCGGTCACGCGTCCGCTGTCACTGACGTGGTAGGTGGGGTGTGAGTCACGGCTGTTCGCGTTCGCGACGTAGTTGAGCACGTTGGTGCCCGCGCCGTGGTGAAGTACCGCGCCTTCGATGGTTTTGCCGTTACGCGAGGCACCGAAACCGTTGTCTCGGACTTCGCTGGTGTTTGTTGCCCATTTCGACATGGACACCTCCCTTGAAATAGGAAACGGCAGACCGTGCGGCCTGCCGTGGAAATGAAGAAACCCCCTACTCAGAGGGGGGGTTCGGGTTCTTGTACGGGTGGTGGTGTTTCCGCTGCGAGAACTTTGACGACTTCATCGCGGATCATCTCGTCAGTGATCGCGTCACCGTCCTCGCCAGGTGGCAGCGGCTTTGGCTCGACTGCAGCGTCATAACGCGCCTGTGACGCCGCATAGGCGGCAGCCCAGCCTGGCGTAGCCATGAATCCGATACGCCGGTCATCAGCCCACGACGCCGGCCTGGACATTCTGCCCTCGACCGCGGCGCACGCTGCTATGCGCATGATCAGGCCGTAGTCCTGCGCCATACGCGACTGTGTTAAGTAAGACATGGTTACCCTTCTCTAGGACAGCACGGCTGTCCAATGGACGTTCACTGCGGTAGCTGTCGCGTAGCGGAGCCAGATCGTGGCACCGCTCGCGCTAATAGGGTTGAACGCTAGACCGACCACGTTCTGTGGCGCGCTCGATAGCGCAGATATCTGAAGAGCCGGCACCGCAGGGAACAAGCCAGGTGTGAACGAGATCTCTGCGGATCTTGTTACACCGGCTTCACCTTCAAGTCGCACTGTGCCAGATTCAATGATCGGTACACGCCGCCATTTACCGCCGGCCCGCACATACTCACGCTTCTCGCTCTCGACCCATGCGTGGGTGCCGTCGATTGCCGCCCAAGCTTCGAGCTGAGATTTCAGGGCGAATGCACTTCCGATTCCCCCGGCTACGCCGATGATCGTTGCCCGTCTATTTTGAATCGCGATTTGCACACGGTCGCCAACACTTCTCTCCCCCACCAGTGTTGAGGGAGAGCCAGCAAGCGGGCCCGCGTCACCATCAAGCTGAACAGCGAGCGGAGATGCCGAAGAAACCACTCCCCACCGAAGTTCCGGCTTCCCAGCAATATCCAACCGAAGATGGTCAATCCGTTTCATCAACTCGTCAAACACTCTGTGCCTCCCTCCATTCCGCATCGCACAACGCCATTGCCTCGAAGTTCCAGGACATACGTTGCACGGTTGCGGAGACTGGTTCTCGGTCGAGCGGCGCGAACCGTACGACATCGTTGGGTTGCAGCGGCAGGATGGCGTGCGTCACGTCGAGCTTTGCAACTGGACTCATGCGGTCGAGCAGACGTTTCTGAGCGAGCAGGTTCGCGGCTGCCTGGTCAGCGACCTCCACGCCCTCTTCTACCGCGGTAATCACGCGTCCGCCACGATTCTGGATAGAAAATGGACTACCCGGATTCTCATTCACTGCGATACCAACAAGGCCAGGTTTCTCATCATCACCCTGACCAACAACCACGAACCGGTTTGGCACTGACGCCAAATCTTGCACCCGCCCCCAATCCGGGGTGTGTACGGCTGCAGCTCCAGCAGCGAACTCGTACGCGGGTGAACGCTCAGCAGGCGGCACATACGGTTCGATACGGAACATGCCTGACCCGTCACACCACAACGACCAATACCCGGCAGCCTCAAGCAGTTCATTAATGATTGTGAGCTTTGGCGTGCCAGGTGGCCACATCGTCGGGCCCCGCGTCACTGCGTCAGAATCAGTGACCGCAATGTTGCGCTCACCCGTTGACCTGATCAGATCGACCACGGTAGGAATAATGTTCTTCCCAGCTGGGTAAGAAAGCGTCGTCTCTGTCGTGTCCTCGTCAACCACAGCAAGTGGAGACATCAAGCCAACATTGAAAGTAAGCCCATCTGCCCCGAACTTTTCCTCAGGCGACGACAACAGCAGCGTGCACACCGGCCAAGGATCAACGCCAGAAACGCCAGGATCATAGATCGCTCGAACACGATGCCGCATGAAATCGATCTCATGCCCCGTGTGCTTCACCTCGATAGACCCAGACCAGCCAAGACGGCTCAGGGCGGCAACCTCGCAGCTGCCGCCCTTCACCCCGGGAACATCGCTGATGGGAGCGTTGTCTCGGTCAAGGAGCTGGAAACGCCAGGATGGGCGGCGTACGCCATGCAAGTTCATGCGCGCTCCGTTTCCTCGACAGCAAACGAGTACGTCCAGATGCCGTCAAACTCTCGGTCTACGACGAGCTCACCTGTGAGCACTCCATACATGCGCTCCCCGGTGGGATCTCGGTACAGGTGCACCGGTTCCTCGACCAACGCAAGATCTTGCAATGCTCGCCTGGTGGCAACGTCTTGGTCGTCGTCGAGAAGGCGACCTGAATGAGCTACCGATCGATCCACATATGGAGACGAGTAGGCGACCGCGAGCGGACGACCTTCAAACCGGTGCTTGGTTCGAGCACGGGCAACACTCACGCTCACTTCCGGGTCGTACGGGAGCCGAGCAGTCAGCATGTAGCCTTCGCCGCCACCCAGCCAGACCGCCCAAGATTCAGCCATCAACACTTCAGTGACATCAGCAGACGCACCAAACTGGGTGAACGCAGTCACGCGGTACATGGTCTCACCGAACGACAGGCACTCAGCATCTGTCACTTGTGTGACAGGTTCGAGACCTTCAACAACGAGTTCCCACGTCTCCCCATCGAACGACCGCTCAACTTGCATCGAGACAGTCGGCTCAACAACGTCTTCACTCGAGCCAGGCTCCACCGAAATGGATCCCGTGCCAAGCGAGTCATCCCACCCCAGCATCACCATTGGTGGCGCTGGTGGCACAAACTCAACAAGGAACTCTTGCACCGACCACTCAGAAACCACTGGGCCAACAGCGGCTTGAACAGCGACCTGGAACATGGCGCCATCAGGAAGCCGCGTCCGCAACATCACCTGTGTCCCAGAGCCGGTGCCAGAACGCGTCTCCAGCACGTCTTCACCTGACCGCAGCTCCACAATCCACGAAGACTGGACAAGAGAATCCGCTTGAACGGTTTCCCACACGACAGTCAGCGTCGGTCGCTCATGAACCTCACCCGGAACCGCAACAGTCACCTGAGGTGGCTCGATAACCTGCGCCGCCGCGACAGCAGACCAGTCACCAAAAGAGGCGTGTCCACCCTTTGTGCGAACCTGCCATTCCAGAACCCCTGGCGTGACATCAACTGGTGTCGACTCCGCACCACCAGCAATTGGCACGGTGATCCAGCCTCCACCGTCGAGACGGTAACGCAGCTCCGCAGTAGCCTGAGGAGAAGTATCTAGCGAGTTATGCCGCCATGAAAACTGTGTCGTTCCCTCACCGACAAGTCCACCATTTGGCGCCAAGTTCGTTGGCGCTCCTGGAGGTGCCGGCACGTACACGGTCGCAGAATACGCAGACCATCCACTTACGAGGCTTCCACGTTTCGCTCGCACCCGGTATCGATGCGAGACCGTGTTCGACGGGGCGGTGTGCGTCCACGGCAGCTGCACCGAGGAAGCAATCACCGCGCCATTGTCTTCAATGTCATACGAGGTCGCATATGGTGGCAGCGTTGATGCGGCCACCGCGATTGACGTGCCCGAGCGGACCGCGCTCACCCCAGATGGTGCTGCCGGTGTCGTGTACACCGCGCCAGATGTTCCAGAGAACCCTGACGTGCCATTCGCGTTGACTCCGCGAACCTTGTAGTAATACCGCTGGTTCGTTTTTGTCGTCTTGTCAACGTAAGAGAACGCGTTCCCCGATGCAGTACCTATCTGCGTCATGTTCGACGTGCTCGTGCCACGCCACACCTGCACCGACGTATACGCGCCATTCCGTGTCCAGCTCAGGGAATGCTGCGTGTCAGAATTTCTCGTCACCGAAGGAGTGGATGGTGCCGCAGGTGGCGCAATCGAGGGAAGCTTCGGCGGTGTCAATACACCGTCAACGGTCCCCCCACCAAGCTCCCCATACCCGACAATGTCGTCAAAGACGCCCCACCAAGTACGGGCCGCATCCCCAGAGAACGACACCGTCCCAGACTTGAGCGTCAGGGTCGAATAATTCCGGAAGTCGTACCCGCTGATAGACCCATTCGACACGACCGTGCCCGAGGGCGAGCGCACCGACCAATAGCCGGTGCCGCTCGCCCATTTACCCGATCCACTGTTCTTGATCAGCTGCAGCGAATACGAGTAGGTGGTGGTGCGTGCGGTCGCATTTTGGGACTGGACTACAACCGTCAAACGAAGCGTGTACCCGCTCGACAGTGTTTTGTTGAATACAGCCATTGCTAGCCTCTCTTAGTTCAGTCCTTGACGCGTCCGCATACGCGCCGCATCCCGTCGTCCAGCACGCTGGATCCGCGAATCAGCCTTGTGCTCGACATACGCGTCGAACTCTTCTTCGCCCACACGAAGTACCAGCTGATCGCCTGGCCGCAAGCCGCCACCGTCACGGCCTGCCCGAATGTCATCCCACTGAGAACCAGTGAGAATCGGTTCAGGGCGCCTGGTCTTGTTCTGCACAAGGTGTGTGCCTGGATCCAAGAAGCCGCCGTTGTCATACAGCAGCGGCGCAATCCCGCCGCCCCAAGGCAGCATCGATTTGCCCCACTTGATGGCGCGATCGATACCGTCAGCACCGATCCCCCACGCAGCATCGATCCACATATCCGACCCAGGGAAAGCCTTCGTGAACTGCCCCTTGAGCAGCCCTTTGAGGCCTTCGAAGATGTCGAGCATGCCAGCGTCACCAGCACCATCGAGATACGGGCGCGGGTTGATCCGGTCGCCGTCTTTCAGTACCTCGTAGTGCAAGTGCGGTCCGGTTGAATCACCCGTCGTGCCTTCGTAGCCGATGACCTGCCGTTGCTTGACCTTCTGCCCAACCGCCACAATCGGCGGTGACATCATGTGCTTGTATCGAGTGCCCAGGCCACGTCCGTGGTTCAGGCCGGCCATCCAACCGCCGCCGCCGTACCAGCCAGAGAAATCGACTGTTCCTGATGCGGCCGCACGAATCGGTGTGCCCTGAGGCAGTGCAAGGTCGATGCCCTTGTGCCCCGGGTAGCCGCCGTACTCTTCAGTGACAACTGCACCCGGCATCGGGTGGACAAGACCACCAAGCGCGAGCCCCTGCAGCATCGACGCGAAGCCGATGCCTCGTCGCCCCGCAGCATTTGCGGCAAGGAACGCTGACCGATCCGCTGAAGTGCGGAGCGCCTCAGAGACCATCATGCCTTCGCCACGACGAGCCATGATCAACTGGTCGTCGCCATCGCTCATACGAGACATCCCAGGAAGGATGCCACCACGAGCGAATCCCTTAGGAAGTGACACCTTCGGGATATCCACGCCAGGGATCTTATTTATCGTCCCGATCAGGCCATTTATGACGGTCTCTACGACAAACTTTACGGGTGCCTTAGCGAGATCCTGTATACCCTTCCACGCAACCCCAATTGCGTCACGAGCAGCCTCAAACGCTTTCTTCGGATCCGACTGGATGACGCGCACCAGCGTGTCAATAATTGGCTTGATCCCGTTCGTCCAGACGGACGAGATAACAGCCGAGATGCCATTCCACACTGGCTGAATGACATGTTGATACAGCCAGTTGAAGATGGGTCCGAGCGTGTTCTGGATAAGTCCCCAGAACGCGGTCAGTACCGGCTTGATCCAATTCGTCCACACGGTGGAGATGAACCCGCCAATGAGGTTGAACGTAGGTTGCACGATGTTCGTCCACAGCCACGAGATAACCTGACCGAGCGCCTTAAAGTAGGCACCGATGAGGCCGAAATAAGGCTGAACGATGTTTGTCCACAGCCAACCAACTACTGCGCCAATGCCATCAAAAATTGGCTTAATGATGGCTTCCCAGACGCCAGCGAAAATTCCGCCGACAATCGCGAACAGGATCGCCCACGCGTCAAAGGTTGGCTTGAGGATGTTGGTCCACAACCACCCAACGACAATGCCGATACCATCGAAAATCGGTTTAAGGACGTTGTCCCAAAGGGTCTGGAAAACTGCAGAGATATTCGCCCAAGCTTCGCCTAGGAAGCCGGTGAATTCAGCCCATAGTTTTTGACCAAGCTCAGTTTTCGCGAAGAACCAAACGAGCAGACCAACAATCAACGTGATGGCCGCAATAATTGGGTGTCCGCGAATGAGGTCCAGGGCGCCGGCAAAACCTTTTTGGGCAATGGCCGCAATTTTCAACGCAGCTGTCTGGCCTTTGGTAGCGCCAGTGAGCGCCTTTACGCCAAGAGCAGCACCACCAGCTGCGGTTTTCCAGCCAGTGAAGAGCGCGATCACGATCTTGGTTGCTGTGATCAGTTTCCCGACCCCGCCTACCATGAACCCAAGAATCTTGAGCACCGGCCCAAGCGCGATCAGCACACCGGCTGACACTCCGATGAACTTCTTCTGCCCTTCAGAGAGGCTTGCCCACCAATCAAAGAGCTCACGTACCTTTTCGGTGACGGTTGTGACAGCAGCAGCGATCCGACTACCAATGTCTGCCGCGATCTTCGAGAACTCGTCAGACTTCAGCATTTCAAGGAAGCCAGCTGCTTCTTCTTTCAGGATGTTGAAAGTGGGCTCCATGAATTTGGCGCCCATCTTGCTGAGATTCGCGATGATGTTTGAGGTGACACCCTTCCACGTCTCCGCATATGACTCAGCTGCTTTGCCGGCGTTCTGGTCAAGCACAGCGTTGAAATCTGCGATTGAGATCTCGCCGCGCTTCGCCATATCCTCGATGTCCCCAGCGGCGACACCGTAGTGATCTGCGAGCTGAGTAATGATCGGGATCTGGTTCTGCACCATCTGAGACAGATCACCGTACGTGACCTTGTTCTTGGACAGAATGTTGTTCAGCAGGTAGCCAGCGTGCTCGCTCTCCACGCTGTACGCGGCGCTGACGTTCGCCACACGTTTGATCTGAGCTTCAAGCCCGCTGAGAGGCACCGACCCTGTTGCGAGAATGCCCACTGCAAGTGATGCACCGGTCGCCATCGAAAGCGACGTGTTCGTTACACCAGCGTCCACCTGTTTCATGACCGCGTCAGCGTCCATGCCGAGACCCTTGAACTGGCCACGTGCGGTATCGATACCAACGAGTCGTTTGAACCCGAGTGCGCCAACAAGCGTCAGCACCGCTCCGCCAGCGGCAGCGGCGGGCTTGGTGATGCTGCTTGTGAGCGAGTCACCGACACCGGAGATCTTCGCCCCAGCTGCCTGCCACTTGCCTGCGATCTCATCGATGCGAGCACTTGCGAGCGGCATCCACTCGAGAGCTCTCGCACCCTTCGACGCTTCCGCTTCGACAGCAGCTGTGTAGGCTTTCGAAGCATCGGTCGCATTTCGCTTTGCCTCGGTGAGCGAGTTCTCCGCAGACACTACGTTCTTGCGGGTGCCAGCGGCATCAGCTTGAGCCTTTGCAAGAGAGGCCTCTGCCGCTTCGAGTTGACCTGTGCTTGCTTTGCCCGAGGAGCGCAGCTTATGGAGTTTTTCCTCGGCTACTGTGACCTTTGCCGAAGTCGTGCCATGTTGTGCACGGGCCTTCACCAGTGCGTGCTCAGCGTCAGCGAGCTTTTTTGCGGCAGTGGTCTGTTTGTCTAGTGCTGCTGCAGTAGCCTCAGCGAACTTCTTAGCTACTTGATCCTTCAGCGATGACCCAACAGAATCAGAGATCTGCTTGCCGATCCGCTTCCCTGCTGCTGATGTATCGACTCCGGCAACAGCCCGGTTGATTGCTTTCCCGATTCCGGGCGCTTTCACGAGTAGCGAAATATAAGCTGATGCAACTTCAATGCCGTTTGCAGCCATGGGCACCTCCAAATTGGTTAGGTATGATCAGGGCATGACTGCATTGCGCGTAGAGGGCTTCGGCGGCCAGATCGACTTCGATGGCACGACAGTGAAGATCTCTAGAGACGGGTGGCGCGCAACTGGACCTGACCGCGAAATAGCGCTTGCTGACATCGAACGTCTCGAGCACAAGGCAGCTTCAGCGTTAGTGAACGGGCACCTTCGCTTTGTAGTTCCAGGTTTGAACGCGAAGCGCGCGACTGCAGATCTAAATTCGGTTGTCTTCGCGAAGAAGCACAATGCAGACTTTGAAGAGATGAAGAACTTGATCTCGGAAGCCATCACGCTGCGTGGTCCACTCACTGCAACTGAGATCGAAGAAATTGCCGCGCGGAATGCTAAAGAGATTGAGTTAGCTGTAGCCGCAAGCCTTGAGACTCTGCGCAAACTTGACTTTGTTGAATACAACGGCCATACCGCGAGTTACAAGGGATACCGGTACTTGCTCGGTGCTAGGCGACCAATCGCTGGCGCTAATGCAGAATTTGAATCTGGTGCAGACCGGAGCAGACCAACGCTTACGCGCATCGGTGCTGGAGCTCTTCTGGCCGGCCCGGTTGGTGCGATCGCTGGTGGCATGTTCAAAAAAGACAAAACCAGGGTCTACGTCACGATCATCTTCCCCGACGACGCAACCGTCATCATCGACGGCCCTGCCAAAGACGAGAAGAAGCTACGAAATTTTGCTGAAGCTGTAAACCGGATCTCGCGAAGCGAAGCGAAGTTCGTAGAGCAAGAAGCCGAGGACAGCAACCCGGTACAAGCAGAAGGCTCTCCAGCTGATCAGCTGCTGCAGTTGAAGGGGCTCCTTGATGCGGGTGTGCTGACCGATGAGCAGTATCAGCAGAAAGCTGCACCGCTCATCGATCAGCTGTAGGGCGCTACTTGATGTTGCGCCCGAGCGCTTTGAGAAGCTCGTTGTTGCGGGCGTCTTTTCGTGCTGTCTCAATATCGGCGGTTTGGATGTGTCCACGGCCAGTCCATCGGTGTTCGTTTGAGACATACTCATAGTTGCCATCGGCATCAGCAGCGATCTCACGGCCGATCTTGTCGACCATCGGTTGTGCTGACTTCAGTAGTTTGTTGATGCCTCGCAGATTGAGCTTCACTCGCGGTTTGCTGGACACGTTGCGCCCTCCGTTTCTTGAATGCACGCACGTTGCGCGACAACTGGTCACGCTTCCGCTCACGCGAACGAATACCCTCAGGCGGTGCCGGCCTGGTCAGCTTCTTCGTACTGTTCACCTGAGCAACGGTGAAGTTGAGCTCACGAATAGCTGACACCTCGTCAGTCATTGCGAGCTCCCCACCGATCCACTCATACACAGCGCTCCCGGCTGGAACATGAGCGATCATGTGCGCAACTTCGAGGGCGTCTTCTCGGCCCGCCTCCACGTCAGAGAGGCGCACGCCGTAGTACCGCATCAGGTCAGCGGTAACACGGTCGCGGCACTCTTTGATCAGGGAGACGAGCAGGATTAGTTTTTTGCGCCAGCCTTCTCATAGAAGGAGCTGAACCATTCAGCGAGGTCGTTGGTGTCGCTGAAGCCGTCCTCGTCAGCAAGCAACTCAACGAGGTTCTTGTAACCTTCTGCACCGATCATTCGCGAGATCGCGACATCGAGCTCGCCGTTCTTGAACTGCATGCTCGTGTTGATGTCTCGGGCGAAACGAGCATCGATCTGGAATCGCTCACCGCGGAACTCAAACGAGATCATGTGCCCGTTCTTGGGCTGATGATCGTCAGGCTTTCGCGGCGAAAGTTCACGAGTGCTCGCTGTGCGCTCATCTGCCTTCGCAGCATTACGGGCAGCGATCGCAGCGTCAAGATCCGCGTCGCTCATCATTGCGATATGTGCAGTGGTGGTGTTCTCAGTCATGGTGACCCCATTTCGTTAAAGATTGTGTGTGACTCAGAAGGTGTGGTTGGGGCGCGGAGTCACCACGCACCCCAACCGGTCTTGTTAGGCCGCAGCTTCGAGGAACTCCGGCTCGTTCGACAGCCAGTAGCTCTCGCCGGTCTCGGTGTACGTGAACTCGTAGACAGGATCGTCCTCGATGTTTGCCACGTACGTTCCGCGCTCTGCCACGGCGGCGAGCTCAACGCACTTCATACGCGTGTAACCTGCGTTGTCGACAAGCTTGATGATGAGGACTCGCTCGATGGTTGGGATCGAAGACGGCATGTCAATGCGTGCGATCTTCTTACCCTCTTCACCAACGAGGGTTGGCTTGCCGTGACCGTAGTACTGCTCGGTCACGACGATGTTGTCTTCGAGTGCCGCGAACTTGTGCGACTTCTTGGTCGACGTATTTCGAAGCTTCACGATCTTGGCGCCCTGCCAAGCCTTTGTCTCCTTCGACTCAACCTCGACGCTCTCTTCAAGACCGCCCTCTGAGATCAGGCCGAATTCGAGGAAGTCTGCAGGGATCTCGAATGAGTCAGTGGGAAGCGTGGTCCCCTTTGGCGCGATGTAGATACCGCAGGCTTCGGCGTTCCATTCGCGCATGTTGCTGCTGTTAGTTGCCATTCTTCTTGGCCTCCTTCTCCGCGATTGCGGGCTTTGGTGACTCGGTCTTTGGCTTGTCGCCAGCAGGCGCGAGACGCGCCTTGCCGCGATCGATGAGGGCACGAGCCATGCTTGGCTCTAACTCGACGGAGTCTCCGCCTTTGTGGTGCTGGCCTTGCGGGTCAGTCCACCCGTTTGCGATCACAACCTTGGTCATGTGTCGCTCCTTTCAAACAAAAGACCCCCTACGGTGAGGGGGTCAGGTTCTTCCCGCGCAAACGGGACTGAATAGTGAATTGATACCGGTCAGCACCAGACAACGGATCTGGCCGATACAGCGGAGAAGACACGACGCGAGCTCGGTTCGCTGCGACACCACCAGTGCGGCCAGCGCGCATCGCAATCTGCAAGATAGATGCAGCAAACGACGCGGCCGCCGCGCGAGACTCCGCCCAGCACAGAATCGTCATCACCGCAGGATCGATCGAGAGACCAGAAGCGCCACCCGTGCGCTCCACCTGAATGAAACGCGTAGGCCGCGTCTTCGGCACATTCGTTGAAACAGGAGCAGTCTGCTCCCGTTTCAGGAACGCCACCCACAGATCCTCTGCAGGGTCGAAATAGACGTCACCCATCGACCCTCCGCAACTTCACGACTGCGACTTTCTCGCCATCAGTTGGATGCTTATGTCGTGCTGTAGCGCCAACCGCCGCGTATCGCTTTCCCCTAGCCAAGCACTCATCATGCTCTTCAAAAGGGGTGTCGTACGGGACATAGAGCACCGGTTCAGTAACAACAGGGTCGCGCCCATCCGTGCGAGGCTCGGTGGAACCACCAGGGTCGAAAACGAAGATGCCGGCTCTTTCGCCAGTGCCAAAGGTTTCGACTCGGTTCCCTTGCGTGTCCTCTTCAGCACCCACGTATGGGAAGCGAGTGACGTACTCAGAGATAACGCGGGCAGGTCGATCGAACAGACTCATGCGTAGTATCCAGACTTTGCGCGTAGTACCTTGAATCTGCGTTTGCGTGGCTTTGGGAGCCAGATGAGCTCCCCCGGTTCGAAGTACAAGCCACCGGCTGAAATAGACGAGTCGATGGTCTCTGCTTCGGATTCAGATGCAGGCCCGGTTCCAACCGTCCGAGAACGCTGCCGAAGCCCGCGAGGGTTCATCAGTCTTCGTCGAACGGACGCGACGACTGTGTCCTTGGCTGCCTCAGCCAACAACTCATTGCCGCTGATAAGTGCATCGATGTCGACGCGACGGTCTCGCCCAACAAGGCGCAGGTTGGTCGAGGCTGATTCCAGCCACGACCTAACCCGCGCCTCTTCCGCAATCGTGAGTTCACCCCAAGCGGCTTCTACATCGGCCACATCAGCGAACGCGTTAAAAGCCATGAGGATCTCCTCTATTCGACTGGGACGCCCGCGTCTGCGAGGGCTTCGCGGATTTCAGATGCCTTGGCATCCTCTTCTACTTCGTACCCTTTGCTGCGCGCGTATTCGGCCCATGCTGAAGCCGAGCTTCCGGGGCCACCCTTCGGTGGAATCGGAACATCGGTCTCGGTCTCGGTCTCGGTCTCGGTCTCGGTCTCGGTCTCGGTCTCGGTCTCGGTCTCGGTCTCGGTCTCGGTCTCGGTCTCGGTCTCGGTCTCGGTCTCGGTCTCGGTCTCGGTCTCGGTCTCGGAAGGATTATCCGACCCAAGTTCAACAGGCACGCCGTCCCCCTCGCGCCAAGCGTCCGGGTTCGTGATCATCACTGCTGCCCACTCGGGCGGGGTATCACCGGCCTTGAAACAGACCGGCTTCCCCTCCCGTTCGAGCCACACATTACGCGCAAGCTCAGCCATCAGAGCACCGTCGCAATGAACAGTGCCTCAGCGCGGTCGATGACTGGCATGGCAACCGCGTCCACGAACGTGAACTGGCGGTAAGGAGGGCCGACCTTCTCGACCACGCCGACGATGCCAGCAGCATCACCAAACGAGAAGTCAACCTCAGTGCTGTTCACGAGCTCCAGCGCGGTCGCAGTCACACCCCACTCAACATGCATAAAGTCGCCCAGACTTGCCGGGGTGAACTGCAGCTTGTCATCAGCAATAGTGCGAACGACCTTGCCCTCGTGGTCAACCTGGTAGTCATACGGATCCACGAAGGGAGGGAGGCCTTCGGTCGCGAGCAGCTCGTTCAGCGCTGCGCGGCTCACGCGAGTCTTGCCCGACGCGGAGCCATGCACCGCGTCGATGATCTCCTTGTTCGTCTGCACAAGGGTGAGCACGCGCTGCGAGGTACGAATCGCGCCCGCAGGAGCACCGTTCGCGACCACGTAAACCGCATGCCAGAGCAGCAGATCAGTGAGCACCTTGGCGGTAACGATATCCGACCACTTTGCGCCTGCAGGCGACACCTTGTGATCCGCAGGCACACCGAAGTCTGCCTCGAAGCCAACCAGGCCGTTCTCATTGACAGTCAGGATGCCGTCTGACAGGACATCACCGAGCGCGAGCTCGAGACGGCGCTGGATGTTGCGCGTCAGGTCTTCAGCATCGTTGTAGAGCGCGTCTGCAAGGAGCGCCGTGTTGGTGCCCTTCGTGCGAGCGAACTCAAGCTTGAGACGTTCGTACTCGCCGACATTGCGCGAATCCGACAGCGGAATCATGCCCACGGTGCGGGTCGAGCCCGAATCGCGGGCCGACACCGAGATGCTTCCATCGAATGCGCGGTAGCTCGCAGTGCGGTTACGCTTGACGATCTTCGCGAAGTCAATCTCGTTAGTCGCGTTGGTGCGCGACGGCACCTCGTTGAACAGGCGCAGGTTGTCCTCAGCGGGGACGTTGCGCGTGAAAGCAGTCAGCGCGCCAGCGCCAACCTCAGCATCAAAGACAATAGCCATTTGGTGCCCTCCCTTAGTTGAAGTTGATCTGCGAGAGCGCAGTGCGCGCCGCCGCGTCGAGTGAGCCAGTGCCCGATTCCACGGGCAGGCGCTCGGCAGTCACGAAAGCGTGAGTGACGATCGCGCCGCCGAGGCGGTCGCCGTTGACGGTTAGGCTGCCGAACAGCAGACCTGCAGCTACCTGCCGGCCGTCATCAGCCGCGGGGTCGTACGGGCCGTGAACGCCGGTTGCGGTCACCTTGCCGAGCACGATGCCCGAAGGAATGAAGCCGTTCGGGTAGTGCTGGGTCTTATCGAACAGAGCCACAAGCAGAGTTGCGGACGGGGTTGCGCCAGCACCAACGCCGTGCGGGCCACGCAGCCACGAACGGTCCTCGGCCTGGAACTCAGTCACATGCGCGTTGAGAGACGTCATGGGTTCCTCCAAATGAGTAGTTACTTCTTACCGAAACGCTTTTGCGCTTCGGCCTCGCCGGTTGCCCGGTCGCTTTGGTGCAATGGTTCGCGGCTGCCCTGTCCGAGATTGACGGGCGGCTTACGCTTCTGATCGCTAGCAGAAGACGAGTTTTCGTCAACCCACTTGCCAATCGCCGAAGCATCTGCCTTGCCGTCCACGACGAACGACGAACGGTCAAGATCAAGCAGCGCATGCGCGTCAGCAGTCCGCCCACGAAGGGCAATCTTCAACGCGAGTTCAACCGCTTCAGCAGCGCCCTCCGCGCGCACCTCAGCGCGAGTCTGATCGCGGGCTTCCTTCACCTTGCGATCCTGCTCGGTGAGCTTCTCCGTCTCAGCTTCTTCCAGCTTCCGCTGCATCTCAGCAACATCAGCAGGCGTGACACCATTGAACGCCTTCAGCTTGTCCTGCGCCGAGCGCTTCGCAGAAGTCTCAAACTCGATACGCTCCTCAGGAGTCATATCGGCAGTCGACTTCTTCTCACCAGGCTGGCCGGAACCGCCCTGCTCGCCCTCGGTCGAGTATCGAAGGCGGAACCGATTGATCTTCATGCCCATTGCATTTCCTTTCCCATGACGGGTAAATAGCCCCCACGAAGGGGAAACCGCACCGAACGTGCGGAAGACTTAAGCGAGCGCAGCGAGATCGCGTGCGCTAGTGAATTTCTGGTCGCGCCAGGCCAGCACCGGGCCAAGCTCGCCGTGCTCCCGAGTGATCAGGAGATCCGTGAAATCAGAAAGCGGACGCCCATTTGCGTCCCGCTTGTTCAAGCCGAGATTGCGCGCGTCAAGACCAACATCAACGTGATCAAGACGGGTCGCAATCTCCGCATATGTGTCATCGAGCAGCGCGCGATCGATCACCTGCCGGTCAAGCTCGCCATGCAACGGCTTTACGTCACAGTCGCACCCAGGATGAATTGGGAGCAGATCACCGACGTGGTAGCGCTGTGTCGATGCGACCACGCACAAGGCGCAGTTCTCGCTCCCAGACAGTACTCGCTGAAAACCAAGGAACTTCGACCTAGACAGCGTTTCCGCTGCGGCATGAGTCTTCGCGAGCTGACTCCCCGACCGGACAACATCAGTCATACGTTCACGCCCAGCAGCGAGAGCTGCCGACATCGTTTTTCCTTGCCCGAGCGCCGTATAGGCCGCCACGAACGGGCGATGCAGCACGGCCTCCACCGGGACGCCGCGAAGCTCGAGCGTTGTCGCGCGAATCGCGACACCTTGCTTGATCGTCCCGAACTCAGCCAGCGTCTGCTTGCGAATATACGAGTCCGTGAGATCAGCGATCCGTTGCTGGCCGGCTTCAATGCGTGGTGAGAGCTTCGTGGCGAGACGTTCAAAATCTGCGTCTCGCCACGAGCCAAGCCCGTCCCACTGTTTGACCGCAAACCGCTCGGTAGCCTGGCGAACCTGCCGGATCTGCGCTTTGTACTGCGCGTCAAGCCTCGTCGCCATAAACCACCTACTCGTCAGGGAACTTCAACGAAGTCGACCGTCCATCGTTGAACTTGAGACCAGTGAGCCCTACTTGTTCGGCGGCGCTTTCATTCGTAACCGCAGAACGGGTAAGCCGGCCGAGCGCCTCCGCAGCTTTACTGAGCTGGTCGAGCGTTAAGCTCGAACCTTCGCCATCGTCGGTAAGCTCGTTCAGCAGCAGCGCCTGGTCTGCCTGCTCTCCCTCAACCACCGCGATCTGGCTCGGGGTCATCTGCCAGATTTCCCGCAAGATCGTCCGCAGCGGCAACACCGATGCAACCTGAGACGCAGCCGAAGCCTTGTCCGTGATCGTGTACCTCGAAGCCGGCATGAACCCGACAGAGATACCTGACTTCACCGCTCGTTCCTTATCGTCAACGGTCAAGAAGATCAGATAGAACACGTCGACCAGGAACCGTTCAAGCCGGTTCTGCTTGTCCTCGACACCGAAAGTGAGCCCCTCGCGTGTGAACTTCGCACCCTCAGCAGACTGATTGTCCGGCGTAAACATCGCCATAGGGCGCCGCGACACCGCAGCGAGACGGCGCTCATCATCCGAGATCGCTTTCAGCAGCCCTTGCACGTCAGTGGTGGAAGATTCCCAAATCTTCGTCCCGGCAGGAAGCAAGAACCACGAACCAGGATCCGAAGTCAATACGTCTTCAAGATCGTCTACGCCGGCTGCTTCTGCGAGGTCGTCCTTCGCTGTCTCTTCCGGGTCATCCACGTCCGCGAGAATCGCGCGCTGCTTGTACGCCTGGTACATGATTATGACCGAGAGCTGGAAAATGTACCGGTTAATACGCCGCATGATCGGCAGGTGCGGTTCAAACTCGCTCTTACCGTTACGGTTACGCAGTCGAACGAACGGAACGAGCTTGTGCCTGAGCTCTTCACCTGCCGCGCCGCCATGTTCTTCCGACCAGCTCCACTCTTCGCTGTCGAAGCTGTTTGACGCGTTACCGTCTGAAGCGCGCTCCGCAACGAAGCAGACCGCGTTCTCGCTGTCAACGTATTTGCCGGCAACGGTGATGAACACGAAGTCTTTACCCTCGTCCGGGTCGAACAGGAATTTCGCTCCCGCTCGCAATCGCGACTGCTTGATCGGGTCATGGAATGTTACAACGTCGCGCGGATCCTCAGGCGTGACAATTGGCGCGCCCTCTTCCTCGTCGTCCTCGCCCACGATCGCGTAAGCGTCACCAGCCCACAAGAACGTTTCAACGAGCGTCGAGAATTCCACGTCAAGGTTGTTATCGAGCCAGAACTTCCATGCTTCCTCGTCCGCGTCAGATGCGGAGAGGGCGGTACGGATCTCGCGAACTGAGATTCGCTCACGCAATGACTCCGTGATCAGCTCCGCATAGTTCGTTGTCGACTCAGCTTCGAACTCACGGAACGCCTCACGTGCGTTCTGCACAGCCTGCGGCGCAGGTGGCTTCCCGTCATGCCAAGATTTCAGCTCTTTGAGTCGGTCGAGTTTCGCGGCGCGCTTCGCGAATGCCTTCTCGAGCCACCATCCTGGCGAGAACTTATCCTCCGTATTGATAGCCATACCGCCTCCAACTACCCGCGAGGGTTGAGCTTTCGAATAACTGCGCGCTTGCGCGTCTGAGACTTGGGTTTCGCGCCACCCTTAATCGCATCAAGGCGCGCCTTCCAAGAGAGCACTGCGGCCATGCCGGCATCGAATTTGAGCCCCATTTGTCCGTCTTGCTTTTGCATGACATACAGCGGCTGCCCCTCATCGTCGAACATGCGCAGCTGCTTCTTTCCTGCGTTGCCGAGATGACGAAGTAGGTCGTCATGCGGTGAGAGCTTTTCGCCGATCTTCCACTCGGGATCTACGACGCCGCCAAAGGAAATCGATGCAGACGCGATCGCTTCTTCATATTCACGAAGCGTGTACGCCATCATTTGGTGTCGCTTCGTGTAGAACTCTTCAACCTGGTCTGGATATTTCGCATACCAAGAACCGATCGTCTCAGTCCAGTGCGGTGGATCCGCGAACAGCTTGTGGACGCGGTACTTCTTCATGATGCGTTCGAACGTGGCCGTAACTTCATCCTCTGGGACTTCCCAATCATCGACGTTCTCAGGACGCTCCCACAAACCCATGAGTTCCTGCATGCCCGTCTTGATGTCCGTCGCGACAATCGCGGTCGCATCACGGAATCGAGCACCATCGAACCCAAGCGAGATGAAAGCTCCGAGCGGGATTCGCTCGCCAGGTTTTGCGAGTGCTTGCAGCTTCGTCGAATCGAAGAACTGCGAGTTGGAACGCCGCCACCGGTTCAACCACACACGCTCGAGGTATGCAGTATCTGCGCGGGGTCGATCCCACTGCTTGGCGATGCTTTCGAACTGACCTGGACCGAACTCCCCCACTGGCCCAGTAGCTTCTGCAATGGCCGCGATGCGGTTACTCATCGCCTGCTCGTGGGTGACTTCAGGTATGCCAGGTGCTTCCGCACGTGGCATCAGGTCTTTGTGTTCATCGCCAGCCCATCGTGCGAAGAAGAACAGTGCAGGGTTCTTAACCTCACCGCGGTCGATCAACTCGGCCTCGGCGCGGACGTCCTCTTCAATGGATTGCTCGCCAGGAGCGCCAGCTGTCGACGTATAGAGCGCCCACGGATCCTCGAGTGGTCTCTTTGTGAGGTTCGCGCTCATCGTCTCGTGCGCGTTCTTTGCAGATGGCAGCACCAAGCGGTGAGGCTCGTCAAAGTGTTGGAACGTAGTGAGAGCGCCGTCACGGGAACCCGGCGAGTTCGACACCGGCACCGCGCGACCATCAGGCCGGCCACGGTGGTCAAGACGCAGGATTCGATCTAGTGACGAATCAAAAAGGTGTGAGTCTGGGCCTTCCTCAACAACGTATTTCAGAACACCGTACGCAAGCTCCGACACTTGCTCTTCCGTGACAGCCATCATCGGGATGTAGGGCTGCGTGACCGGACGTCCGACAGGGTCCCCGTTCGCGTCGAACCCGTCACACCGCACGGGCGCTTCCGGGTGGAGCTCTGCGTAGGCAATCCACGCCGCTTTCTCCGTCTTCGCCATGCCCTTGCGCCATTCGAATGCGCCACGCGAGAATCTGCGTCGGCCTTCAAGACGATGCCCCCGTGGATACACCTCGTACAGCCGGTAGATTGCAGCGAGTGCATCAGCATCCAGCTCAGCCGGCAGGCCAGCAAGCGAGCCCGGGCCGAACACTGCCCGTTCATGAATGAAATCAGCAATCGCGGGTCCGAGCGTTGGGTAAGACAAATCGAGCGGCGGAACAATCAGCACCGCCATAAGACACCTACCTAGCCGAGCAGCTTCAGGCGCGGATCCTCGCCAGGAGGTTTCTTCGCACCCTCACGTCGCTTCTTCGTGCGATCCTCGGCCTCATCCGCAGCAGCAAACTGGATCTTCAACCGGGCACGATCCTCTGGTGTTGCACCAAACTTCGCGACGCGCAAACGCAGCTCGCCAGCAACCTTCAAGTCACCGCCCCAGAACTTTGCGTGGATCAACGCAGTGTCCAAGAGTTCAGACCAATCCGTCGAAGTGAACTCTGCAGACAACGGCGAATCCGCCCACATCTGCCACCACTCGCGTGTTCGTTCAGGCCAAGTGAATGTCTGTGAGATCAGCTCGCCGTCGCGTTCGACCTGAATGTCGAACTCGGGAAGGCTTGGTTGCTCAACTGGGTCTGCCTCGATGATTCGCATGTCTGCGCCGCCGGAATTGCGGCGGGCGCGTGTGCTTGGGTTCTTGGGTGCGGGGCCACGTCCAGCCATCGCTAACACCCCCAAAAATCCGCATCATCATGCGGCAAAAAGCGTTACAATGGAAGAATGAGAACGTGTGAAATCTGTGGGCGATCGATTGTCGCGAAGAACGCTCAAGCACGTTTCTGCTCGAGCAATTGCCGCGTCACGGCTCACCGTCGAGCCAAGCGCCTCACACTGCCCGAAGAACTCACGAGCCGTAACCGATGGATTCGTCACTCCGCGGAAAAGAAGCCAGTCGACGCGATCACCGGGGCTACAGCATCAAGCACTGACCCAAGCACATGGGCAACCTACGCCGAAGCGGACACGTCACCGCACGGCGCTGGTCTCGGCTTCGTGCTCGGAGACGGGATCGCGTGCATTGACCTCGACCACGTCATCACAGACGAGGAACTCCACCCCGCAGCGGCCGAACTCGTCTCGCACTACCCGAGTAACTACATCGAAGTCTCACCAAGCGGAACCGGCCTGCACATTTGGGGACTCAGCCCCGAGCGGCCGGGCACGCGCCGAATCGAAAACGGCATCAGTGTCGAGCGCTACTCGAGCGGCCGCTACATCACCATCACGAAGAACGTCTACCAAGCCGGAACGCTCCTGCCCTTGTAACACTTTTCGGCACACGCGCCGATCTAACGCAGCGAGAACGCTCAACCTCAAAGCAGGTCACGAGCGCCCCGCGCACGCTCACAGCGTGTCACGAAAGCACGCACAAGCGAGAAATCCCCAGACCCGTACAGGAATAAATGAGCAGCACCTCCCCGGCATTCCCCGCCGCTACCCGGGGAGGGGGTGGCTGGCCCGTACCTAGTTTTTTGAGGCTCGGAGGCGTGCGCGGTGGGCCTCTGCGCGGGTCTTTACCCCGTGGCAATGGGTACATGCGCCTTGACCATTTTTCGGGTCGTAGCGCGCACCTCCGGCTTTGACATTCACGATGTGATCGGCTTCGTCAGCGTCGCCTGTGCACCCATTGAATCGCAGCTGACATTCCTTGTCGCGCTGCCTGACTGCCTTAGACCAGCGTATGTGTGCCGCTCCGCTTGCGTGCGAGCGTCCTGCCCACCCGTAGGCGGTGTGGTCTTCGCAGTACCTACGGTTGGTGATGCGGTTGTTGCAGCCCGTGGCTGGGCACAGTCTTGGCGCTCTAGGCATGCGACTACCGTCTTTCGTATTGCTCGCGGCCATCGAGTGAGTGATGAACGTAGACCCAACCGTCGCCGTTACCTGTCGCAACATGCTCGAGGGCTGGCCCACAGATGCAGGCATCTGTCTCGGTGTCGTGTTCGATCGCGTCTTCGACTGGGTAGACGTGGAGTGCATTCACGCTTACTCCTTGTCAGCTGTCATCTGTTCCCATTGCTCATCGCTGAGAATGCGTTCCGGCCGGCCGGTCTTGTTCTCCACCAGCCAGCCTCCGCCTCCCCCGAACTCGCCGCATGCTTCACACCAGGGCGGCTTGAAATCGCGGTGCTGTACCGGCTTATGGTTCAGGCACGGCGCTGACTCTGTGGCCCCGTCTCCGAGGGTCTTGCCGAGCGTGATCGTGGCGTTTCCGTTTGCGTCTACCGTGATGGGTGCGTCTGCTGTGGCGATCTCGATAGGTTCACTGTCGCCTACCTGCGCGGTGACAACGATCTTCACGAATGGTGTCTGCATTACGCTGACTCCTTCTCGTTCCCGTTGCGGTCGTACCGGTCGCAGTTGCACAGCATCATGGAGCTGAGGCTGGTGTGGTCGTCTCGCCCGCAGTCACCGCACGCGTAGTCGAGGTCGTAACGGTCGGTGCTCACAGTGGCACCGCGCCGTCGGCCCCGAGCTTGTGGGTCGCCTCGGACACTTGGCCGGGTAATGTGCGGCCACAGTCCAGACAGTACAGCCGTCGCCAACCGGCGTAAATGATGTTGTCGCCATAGATGCCGATCTTGCGTGAGTGACCGCAGCGTCGCATACGCAGAATCTTGAGAACCCTCATCGCTGCTCCCTCTGGAATCCGAGTTGTACTTCGGGGCGCGGGTTACATTCGTCTGTGTCGTCGCGCCATGCGCGTTCCGTTTCGGAGTGTGCGCCTTGTGGCTCTGGTTCGTCCGCCTGTGGTTCGTCATCATGCAGGCGCCATTCCCAGTGCGAGTGTCCTGGGACGAATGAGCGTCGGTGTAGTTCCCAGAAGGTTCCGCAGCGGCATGACCAGATCGCGCCCGAGCGCGCTCGTCTGAGCCAAATTCGGAAGTTGCCTGGGCAGGTGCACTGGTGCTTCCATCCCATAGCGCGTGCCTCCGTGGTGGTGGTGGTGGGTGTTCCCTGTGCCGCGCATCCAGTGTGTGAAGTGTGCCACCGACATGCCTTGTGGCGTTGATGTTGGTGATGATGCGGGCACAGGGAAGATTAGATGTCGAGTTGGCGCACATACGCCAGCAGCACTGAGCTTTCACTTCTTGTTTCTATTGCTTACAATCAGGGTTCGAGCATGCCTTGCGTTTGCTGGCAGCCAAGTTGAGGAGCGTTCAATGAAGAAGTCCGTACTTTTTGCTGCCGCAATTGCGGCATGCGCATCACTACTGGTCGTTGGCTGTTCCTCCACTGTCGGTAACGACAGCCAGTCTTCCTCCAAAGCTGAGAGCCCTGCAGAAGAGACCACTGAGTCAAACCAGGAAGAAGCAGAAGAAGTCGAAGCACCGTCCTACTCTGAAGACGAGTTGTACCTCGGCCTGAACATTCCGTTGCAGGTCGGCGAATACACGCTGTTGAAGCAACCGGAAGCCAAAGACGCTGGCATTTGCAGCGACCAGATCCCCATCTTTGAAGAGGGAGGCGGTTGGGCCATTCGATACGCGAACGAAGAAGCTATCCAGCATCTCACCGAGATCAATAGCGGTGGCGTATTCCAGTGCTGGGGCTATGGGACTAGGTCGTTCGCCCCGTATGAGGGCAATGTGCACCCTGGCTTGATTGAGATTCAGGTTGATGCCGACGCTGGCAGTTCGGAAGATACCTTCGTTTGCGAGTCATGGGACGATGGCCAGGCATCAGCTTGTCGACGCGGTGTTGCCTCAAGCGGCGCCTACCTTGTCGCCTCCGGAAACTTCGGTGGAGATGCTGCACTTGGCGAGCAAACCCTTACGGAAATCCTCGACATCGTGGCTCCGATGTTTAAGGTCGTTCCGCAATCCAATGGCGCCTAGTCGTTCGCGCGAAGCTTGGATCTGCTGTTTCAGCCGTGATGCCTGATAACTGGCTGGTCTGGCAGGTCTCGAACCTGCGACATCCGCATTAACAGTGCGGCGCTCTTGCCTACTGGGCTGCAGACCAACGCGGTGTGTGGTGCGTTCGTTTGCGCGCAACGACTTGCGAACGCACCACGTCTCTTGCAATCCACCGCGAGAACCGTTTTCTTCCATCGGCACGGGTGAGCCGATCCGAACAATGCGGGAAGCATCGCGGAAGACAAGACTAGGGGCGGTCACCAGCACCGGTGAACCGCCCCTAGAAACACGAAAGCCACCCTGCAAGAGAGTGGCTGAGCTGACTGTCAGTAGAGAGAGTTCTCCCTGACCTGCTACCAAGGTAGCAGACTTTCCAGAATCATGTGAGATTCATGCCCGGAATGTTGATTCCGCACGCTGCGAGCACCTCCCGATCCTGGTTCGCGTTCAACGTGATTCCGAGTAGGGCGAGTTGTTCCCACCCGACCCAGAGCTTTTCGCATTCGGCTGCGTGGCAGGATGCTACTGGTGCGCGTCCTTCCGCGTATTCGATGCGTACGGCGCTGCGTCGTTTCTCGGCTCCGTCTTGTTCTTCGAGTACCCAGCGTGTGCCGCATGCGGGGCATGGGACGGTGAGCTCCATCAGGTTCGCGCGCTGGTCTTGCTCGGCAACGATGGATGCGACCCAGTCTTCGATGCCTTCGGTGATGCGTTCCCATTGGTCGTCAGGAACGTCGCCAGAGCGTCGGAGTTCGTTGGCCCGTGTCCACGTCTCCCGGATGCTCGCAGTAAGGGCGACTGTGGATCGTTGCATGTAGAGCGCTTCACGCATCCACGCTGTCTCGCGCTTGATACGTTCCAGCAGGCGCAGCGCTTCGAAGTCGAGGGGCAGGCCAGTGCCGCCCGATCCCGCGCCGCCACGCTTCACGACTTCTGTGATTGACGTGTTGAGCCATTCGATGAGGGGTGGCCATTCGACTGGCCCCGCGTCGGTGTGCTCGGTGTGTGTGCTTGTGAGCCGGGTGACGGCTCGCTCAGTGGTTTCCATGTTCCCCTCTCTGGGTATAGAAAAACCCCTACTGTGAGGGGTGTTCGTTGTTTCATATTGACGCTGCTATTGCCATACTGTCTCCCATGAGTACCGAGCTGAAGAAGCAGATATCGCCTACCTGGCAACGCCTCTTTGCAATCTTTATCATTGCTGTCGTATTTGTCGTTGGCTATTTGATTCCTAGCGAATCAGAGAAGATATTGGCGGTCTCGGCAATACTTCTGGTCTTATACCAGGTCAATAAGGCACGTGGTGCGAAGATGTTTTCGCTGAGGCTCAATGAGTACGATTCAATTGACGGAGTCATGAGCGCAGACACTCTTAGCGCCATCTTTGCTGCAGCATCGCTCGTTTTCGCATTCTTTTTTTAGACTGCCTCCTCGCTCAATGTGCACCACCTCGCAGCCACTCAGCGATGTCCTTCGCGGCGACAGTCGCGGTCTTGCCCATGATGAGTGTTGTGAGCTTCGCTTCATCCACCTGCAACGGGGCGGCGAGAGCAGGCATCTTGGCCTTCTGCCACTCCGCGCCGAGTGCGAAGCCATTGATGCACCCGTCAAAGTGGCGCTTCGTCCACTCCGTGTCCGGGCGGATCCATCGGCGTCGCGCCTCAGCAAGTGCCTCGTGCCGATCATCATCGCTCCATCCCTCGGCGGGGTCGATCAGCAAGGTGATCCGATCGACTGCCTCCTCGAGCGTGTAGAGCGCGGCACCATACCCGCATACGAATTCCTGCACATAGCCACGCATGGGTTTCGTAGCTGGAATCGGCGCCCGCTCCTGTGGTGCGGCACCAGCAGCAGCCACGAGAGTCGCCTCGATCCGGTGATCCTCATACCCTGAAACGTCTTTGAAGTATTTGCCACACTCTTGACACACACGCCCATGATGCTCAATAAAGTGGCCGTGCTTTTGGTAGGCCTCCGTCTCAGCTTCTTTCTGTTCGGGTGTTGGATTAAACGTCATCGGGGATCTCCTGTCTCGGCGGCGAGCGCGTTGGTGTTTGGTGTGTTGAGGATGATGTGGCAGCCGCCGTGGCATTCGTTGGTTGCGTGATCTGCTGTGAGTGCGCAGGGGTAGCATTTCCAGCGGTAGCCGGGGTTGACGTATCGGTGGGTGTGCCATTCGCTGGTGCAGGGTTTGTTGCAGGCGGGTTTGTCTGGGTCTGCGATGCTCGCTTCGAGTGTGATGTGGCTGTAGGTGATGCCGCAGCTGTGGCAGATGTAGGTGTCGCCGTTGTCGTTGGTCTCTGAGAAGCAGACGCCGCAGGTTGGGTTGTCGAATTCTGCTTCTGGGAGTCGTTTCTCTCGGTCACGGGTGGTGTCGGTCATGCTGCCCAGGCCTCCTGCATTTCGGCGGGGAGGACGTAGCGGCAGTCTGCGCAGAGGGTTTGTGCTTTGGCGTGCCAGGTGCGGAAGCGTTGCGGGCAGCGTTTGCATTCGGTCTCGGTGATTGGTTCAGACATGGTTTCGGGTTCCTTCCTGCTGATTGGTGAGTGCGGTGCGGATCTGGTCGATCATGGCTGGGGTCAGGCGGCGCATCCCGAGCGCGCCCGTGTACGGGATCGGTTCGGTGAGTGCGCGCGGGGTGGAGAGTTCGAGGTGGTGGTGTCCGTGTCGCGCCCACTCGGAGCAGAGGCCTGTGCGCTGCCCGGTGCGGGTGCAGCCTTCGCTGTTGTGTACTGCGGTGCTGTGGACGCGCGTGAGGGTCACTACGCCGAGGATCACGCCCCGGGGCAGGTCTTCATACCGCCACTGCTCCCCCGTTACTTCTGAGTGACGTTGGACAGCGGCGGCGAGCTCGGGATCGCTGAGTGCGCCGTAGTCTCCGGACTTTGCGGCGTGGATTGCTACGGGGCCTCGGTAGTCGCCTGCGATGTTGCGGATGCGGTTCTCGACGTCTTTGTGTCCGTGGATGATTGCCCACGCCCAGGGCTGTCGCACGGTCATTACGCGCATTTCGTTCATGGTCAGGTGTCCCTTCGTACGGTGTTGATGTGTTTGGGGTGCTGCGCTCGCCGCAGCTGTGTTGGTGGCTGCGGGTGGCAGTTTGGGGTGGTTCTGGAAGGTGCAGCTGTCAAGGGATGTCTTTGAAGACGTCGTCCCAGTCGGCGACGAGGTCGGTGACGGTTGGTCGCTGCGGATTATCGACGGGCTGGTCAGTGAGCGCGAACGTGCGCGCTTCATCTGAGCGGGTGGCTCCGGTGGACACGTTGGTCAGGTAGCGATCGTGGATCACGCTCTCGGGATCTGGGACGATCCAGTGCACTGCGGAGCCCCACCACACCTCGATGCCGACTTGGGCTTCGAGGTTGGTTTCTGCCCACTGTCCGACGATCCGGCCGTCAACGACTTGCGCGGTGCGCCAGCAGTGGCGCGGTGGTTCGGTGTCGCGTCCTTCGCGCCAGGCGTTGAGCTCGCGGCCGACGGTGATGATCATCTGGTCGGTGGCTGGCCCGGTGACGTGGCGTTCGCGGACTGTGCGCGTGAATTCCCACGATTCACTCACGCCAGCACCTAAAGACTGCGGAATCGGCCAGGCACGATGGCACAGGCGGACAAACTGAAAGCATTGAGGGTCGCAAAAGCAACCTCCAATCATTGGATAGAGTGCGAGACATGAATTTCAACGACTACGTTCAACTCGCAGTTGCAGTTGGCACACTTGGCGCAACTCTGGTTGGAATCATTTCCTTAGTCCGGCAGTCACGCACCAACTCTCAAGTAGACGAGTACAGGGATGTCCACTGGGCCGGGGACTGGCATCACTCGAAATCCGGCGGCGCAGAATTCAAACTAAAAAACACTGGCAAAACATCAGCCAAGAAGGTTCGAATTGCAGTCCGCACTGGCATTTACCATGACTCCCCATTGCGAATGAACAAAGCTGGAACATTCAGACCAGGCGCCGAAAGAGTGCTTCTAAAATCAGACAAGAGTCCGCAAGAAGTCGAGTCGCTTGAGCAGGCTTTTTTTGGTAATCACGCTCGTATCGAGGTCTGGTGGCGTAGTCCGCTTGGTTACCCGGAATATGTGAATTTTTAGCTGGCACACCCAGAAGGGCGGCAATGTGGCCAGCCCCTCTGGGTATAAGAAAACCCCGCTTAGTTGGGCGGGGTTGAGGTGAGGTTGATCGGCACGGTTCGCGTGACCGCTCGTCGTTGTCGACGGCGAGCGCGCGCGTTCTTACATGCGGTCACGATCGGGATGATGATGCACGCGGCGATGAACAGCGCGACCAGTGCGAGCGTGATCCAGCCGAGGCCGTTGAGCAGAATCCACCAAGGGTTCATGATTGTTCTCCTGCCTGCTTAGAAGGGCTGTTCGTCGTCGAGGTTGCCAACGAAGTCGGCCGGGTCTTGGTTGGCCTGGTGTCCTTCGCCTGTCCAGGGGTTGTCCTGGGGTGCGGGTGGCTTGTTCCAGCCGCCCTGGCCTGCCGGCTGGTTGCCGCCGAAGTGTCCGACCTGGCCGCGCTGCTGGCCTCGTGCTACCTGCGCGGTGGCGAAGCGGAGCGATGGCCCGACTTCTTCGACGTCGAGTTCGAGGCTGATGCGCTGCTGGCCTTGGTTGTCGGTGTAGGTGCGCTGTGTGAGGCGGCCGAGCACGATGACGCGCATGCCTTTCGTGAGTGATGCCGCGATGTTGTCGGCGTATTCTCCGAATGCGCGGCAGCTGAGCCACAGTGGTTCGCCGTCTGACCAGTCGCCTGACTGCCGGTCGCGCGTTCGCGGGGTGTTCGCGACCCGGAATGTGACCCAGCTCTTTCCTGCTTGTGAGACGCGCGGTTCGGGATCCGCGACGAGGTTGCCGATTACTGTGATGAGCGGTTCGCCTGCCATGTTTTCCTGCTTTCTGGTTTCTCTATCGGGTGAGGAGTGTGGGCTGGATCAGTCCGTCGAAGTTGCCGACGGTGACTCGCAGCGCTGCTGGCCTGTACGGGTTGTCGGATTTGCCGCTGATGAATCGGATCGACTTCCCGCGCTGCCACTTTTTCGCGTACGCGGTGACACGTTCGAGCAGCTCCGGCTGGAGGTCTAGCGGGGTAACTTCCACTGCTTTTTCATGGCCGTCGAGCAGGCGCTCCGCGACTGGCGGGAAGTTGCCGCTGATGGGGTTGAACCGGCAGAGCCGCTCCGTTTCGCCTTGGTGAATAATCTCGACCGTCACCGTCGCTGTGGCGAGCGCGTGGTCTTCTGTCCCTGGTTGGATACCGGTGATCTTGAGCTCGTATGCTTCGACGGTGGCGCCGCTGTAGCTGCCGACCAGGGTGCGGGTGTTGGTTTTTGCGATCCATTCGATTCCCTGGCGCGGTAGCAGGATTTCGCCCGTGGCTTCTTGGGAGAGTTTGAAGGTGCCGACCGTGTATCGGGTCCGTGGCCGCGATCCGGCTGCCTGAGATCTGCGCGACCGTGATGATTGGCGTGACTGGATCTTTGGAGGTGTGCGGCAGGACAGCTGCGCACGCCTCGATCGCTTCCATCAGTGGGAGCGTGATGCTCGGTTTCTTGTCATTCGTTTTCTTGCTCATGTGTCTCTTCTTCCAAGTTCAGTCGGTCGATAATGGCCTGCACGCTGTCAGGCCGGAACGCGGGCGGGATCTCCGCTACACGGAACACCACGCACGCCTCGCCCTCACGTTTGGGGCGGTAGGTGATGCGCGGCATCAGTTTCACCATGAACACCGCGGTGTCGTCTTCCACGAGGCCTCCGTCGACGAGGCCGTCGCAGAACGGTTTCAGCGATGCGACGGGGTTCTCGTCGTCGCGCCGGGTGCGGGTGTTCACGAACCACTCCATCTCGACGATGCAGCGATCCATGCGGGGCAGGGTCGCCGCCCACGCTGCGGCCTCGTCACGGATCGATTTCACGACCCGCTTAGCTTCGTGGAAGTGCATGCGCCCGTTCAGGGACAGTGGGAGCTTCACCCACTCGAACACGTACTCGTGAATCTTCACGCTGCCCTCACCCCCACCAGCTGCAGCTGATGCCGAAGAGCCGCGGCGCGCTGCGCCTGGTTATCGCGATCCTCAGTCATCGACCGCACAGTCTCGAGCAATTCCACATTCCCCGCCTTCAACTCCGCACACACCCGCTCCGTAGCCGCCAACTGATCGGCGGCGAGCGCGTTCGCGACAACTTCACGGTTGTAGCCGTTACCGATCGCGTAGAGGGCGTATTGGATCTGGTCGCGGGTGAGGCCTGCAATGTAGCGGGCCAAGGCTGTACCGTCCTTTTCTTCCAGGAGCGTGAGGATCCGCTCAGCATGGGCGCTTGCCTCCTGCTCGAGCTGTGGGAGGTTCATCATGCTGCGTCCTCTTGCATGACCGGGCAGGTGTTGCAGCTACCGTCGGGCATCCAAACATGCTTGTGCTCCACCGGTGCCGGCTCCTCTTGCGAGGCCGCCCACCGCTCGAACGCGACACCTGCGACCTTGCACGCCCTGCACGCTGCGTCGGTGCCGACCGGATGACGTTCACAGAAAATCGGTGGGGCCGAAGGCGCACCCCCTTCTTTATGAAGGGGGGTAGCTGTAGTAGTAGATGTAGCTGTAGTAGTAGTGCGACCCATCGACTCACCCTCAACCGATGGGTCAACCGATGGGTCAATCTTCACGTTTACCCCACTGAAACTAAGGATCGTTTCAAGCTGCCGCGCAGACTTCCAACCCGGCAAATCAGGGTGCTCAGCTTTCAGCTTCTGCACCTCAAACGCGACCACCGAACGCAGCCGCTCCGACGCAACCCCAGTCCAGTCGTTCGCCATCGTCACCGCCATGTTCGGCTGCTTCAACACACCGTCATGCTTCACATACGACCGCACCAAAACTTCCTCAGTGTCCTCATCAATCACGATGAAAAACCCCGCCACAAGCTCCGCAGCCATGCGCTCAACGTCCCCAACAGACAAGCCCGCAGCCATCGCCGCAAGCCGCCTCGGCCGCCAATCACACACACCCGCACGATTCGTCTTCGGATGCGTCAACAACAACTCATACAGCCACTGCGCCGGCATCGACAACGCACGCCAATCACCATCACCCCACATATCCAAACGAATATTCGCATGCTCACGCGCCACACGTCAGCCCTCCTTCCCCCACACCACACAAACCCCTCCCCTGCAGCAGCCGAAGCGCTCGCCGCAGTGTTGGGCGTGCATTGGTTGCTGGTGTGGGATGGTTCGTGGGTGTGGTTTTCCGCATTCATGCGGGTTTGTTGATGTTTGTGTCGCCACCAGTGGGTGATGACGTTGGGGCCGCGGGGAACGGCCAAATCTTCTGGCCGGCAGCGATCACGCCGCCGAGGGAGATATAGAGCTGGTTCACGGGCTCGTAGAAGAAGAGCTGACCGCTCCTACCAACCACGGTCCACGCGGCGACGGGGATGTAGTCAACGTCGAGCGCCCATACGTCGCCGAGTTCGGCGTCTCGCCAGGGCGTCGCGTTATTCCAGCTGGCCGGCATCTGTGTCCTCCTTGTACCCAAGCCAGACCAGACCTTTCCGGCTGGCCTCGTAAATGTGGTGGCCCCATCTGCGCCATGCCATCAAGCTCCATCCGATCGCTGCGAGGAGCAGCAACCATTCGTCCGCGATAGGTTCCACGGCGTACCCCTTCCTGTCGGAATGTGTTCAGTGCCGGTGCGGGGATTCGAACCCCGTGAAGCCCCAACTGGCTCACCGGCGACCGTGCGTTACGGCTTGAAGATCGCGCGACCAGCCCACATGAGGGCTTCCTCGAGCTTTGTCAGCGCGAGCGACTGCTCCCGCGACGGTTCAGTGAGGTCTTCCAGCCGCGCGCCGGCCTCTGCGATCAACTGGCGGATCTCTCGCTGTGCGTCCAGCTGCGGCTCTGACGGTTTGCCGCCGTCCTGCGCGATAAGGAATCGCGTCTCGTTCTGTGCCATGAGCGGCTCTCTTTCTTCTGGGTGAGCTAATGACTTGGCGCTACACCGGCGGCGAGCGCTATTTGTTTGCTGGCAGGTTGACCATGCCCGAGAAGTCCTCGGGAACGATCACCAAGTTGCCGCCCTTGCCGATCTCGCGGAGCGTCTCGTACTTCAGCTGCTCGAGGTTGGTCTCGGTCAGCGACTCAGCAAGAACGCGGTTTGATTCGGCCTTGACCTTGTTTGCTTCGAGTTCGGCGTTTGCCTTCTCAACCTCGGTGCGGGCGTTCTGTGCCTCGGCGAAGCGCTGCTGCACGTCCTTCGGGTATCGGATCTCCTGTAGCGAGACCGTCTCTACCTGAACGCCGCGCTTTGCCCAGCGCTCGTCGAGGTATTCGGTGATCTTCTGCTCGACCTCGGCGCGGCCATTGAGCAGCTGGATGGTGCCGTACCCCGCGGGGACTGTACGAACGCCTGCACGGATGTCGTTCTCGATAAACTTGCTGATGAAGTTCTCCTGAGTGCCGTAACGCTTGTACACGTCGACGACCGCGTCAGGCTTGATCGAGTAGCGCACCGAGATGTCGATGTTCGCGCTCACACCTTCCTTGTCTTGGATGGTGATCTGCGGGCCATTCGCGTCTTTCGTTGGTTCGCCCTTTGAGCTTGCGAAGATGACCTGCTGATTGCGGATGTCGTACGTCAGAGCAGACTGCCAGGGCGCCTTCAGACCAAAGCCCGGCTTTGTGACTTCCCCCTGAACTTCACCAGTCCAGGAACGCAGCACCTTCGCCTGGCCTTCGTCGTTCGTGTACGACATCGAGGCGAACCCGAACCCCAGCGCGATCACGAGCAGTGCAGCAGCGCTCAGGCGCCACCACCCTTTGCCCTCGCCCTTTTCGCGCAAGACCTCAACCTCACCGTTGTAGCGAGTTCGCGTCTCCTCAGGACGATGGGCGACAATCGCGCCACCCAGCAGCGCGGCTACGGCGAGCGCGGCGAAGATGCATGCAAATACAAAGACAGTCATCTGGTTTCTCGTTTCTTTCTCTAGATCTGGAAAATCGTTTAGGCGGTTACGCCCCACGCCTCGCGGACGCGCTTGAGCTTCTTCTCCGAACGCGCCACTTTGCCGCGAGCTCCACGCAACCCGTCTGGCTTGATGACCGTTTCGCGAAATTCGTGGCGCTCAGCCAGCGGAGTGCCAACCTTCGTGGGCTTGGTGAACTTAATGCCGCTCGCGCGACGTGCCTTCTTTACTGCAGTAGCCATGACGGCTCCCTTCGTTGGTGACTCAGAATGGTCGTTGGCGGCCAGGATTTAGCACCTGGTGCGCGGCCGGGAATCCCAGGCACCGCGCAGCACTACGCACGCCATAGCCGCACAAAGACGGCCAAAGTTTTTATCCCCACCACGGGGTAGAACACGCGCGTCAACTATCCACGCGGCTAGGGTTCGAAAACCCCTACATGCGAGCCACAAACGCCATTCCTGGCGCCGCAACCCGCTCCCCACACACAACGCCTCACGCGCCAGGACACGAACCCTGACGCAACCCCGTATGCCGGTTATCTGCTATTCGATTGAGCTCTCGATGCTGGTCATGGAACACCCGGTGAAAGGGGCTCTCGCAGCGATAGAGCGGCTGTTTAGGCCATTCGTGGACTAGACGCAGTTACCCGCGCAAAGCCCTGTTTTGGGTATGCAGCAGCACACCCAAGGGCGATCCCCTGGAAGAGAAGGCCGGCTAGCTACACGCAGCCGCCCATAGAATCAGGAATATGCAGTTCTCGACCGATTCCGCAGAGTTCCTCGCGATGCTCATCATCACCGCAGTGATTGCATCAACCATTGGAGCCTCATCAACCCCCTACAGGCTTGCCAATCGAGGTAGCGCCGTCACCTGGTTTGTGATGAGAGCTGTCATTCCGGTGGTTTCTGTGTCTGTTCTCGCGTTCTACGCGATCGGCGGATTCACCAGCTTTGGCCTCACGGTCTTGGTAATTGCCCTCTTCGGGCTCGGCAGCGCACTGGCTGGAATTGTTGAAGTCGCGCACGCGATTGCGTTCCGTCAACCACAAGAAAGTGACGGTGAAGCCGAAAGGCAGTAAGAAAACGATCACGAGCGGCAGGTAATTCATGCCGTCACCGCCTGAGCAACGAGATCTGCGTCTTCCTTCGGCATCAGCACACTCCCGTACTTCTTGAGGTTTGTGCCCGCCGCATCCCAAAGACGGCCATAACCACGTGGCGTGAGCCGAGCTGACACCTTCACGAACGAGCCGTGATTGTGCGTGTCAACGGTTGTGTCCTTCGGCTTCACCCAGCCAGCCTCAATCGCTCGAGATGTTGGCTGATTCTTGCGAACAGTGTTGCCGCGAATGATGAGTCCGACGATGCCAGCGAGGTCGAAAACGTCATCACGGAGAATCTTCACGCCAGCATGGTTTGATGCCGCATGCACTTTGAGGTCGTTTGCTAGGTCACCGATCGTGCGCAGCCCGTCTGCCTGACGGAACGTGTCTGCCTGCGCCGCTTTTGGTTCAAGCTCCGCGATCTGCTGATCCTTCGCCGTAAGCATCGCCTGCGCTTCGAGTACCGCGAGAGCGATCAATTCCGCGCCAGAGGGGGTCTCCCGCTGCGAAACTTCCGCCTGACGGGTCTTCACCGCGAAATACTGCTGCGCCGCCGCGACTTCCTGCTTCGATCCGTCCGCGTTCTGGAACAAGATGTAGCAGCCGTAGCGGGTGAGCTCGACGTCTTCGATCTGCTTCGTCCCGCCGTTCGGCATCGGAGACGTTTTAGGCGCTCCCCTAAAATGTTCCGCAGCGTCAAGACCGCTAGCGTTCACCGAGATAATTGCGCGGTTAATCGCCCGCGACCAGTCCTGCCACGCCTTGTAGCCGGCGAACGGCATCAGGTCGCGAGCCGACCACACCTCACCGTCAGTGAGCGTGATGATCTTGAGGTCATCCAGCTTTTCTGAGAAAACATCCACCGCGTTCACTTTGCTTCCTCCCAAAGAAGAGTGTTGGCATCAAGGTGGCCAGCGTTAAGCCGCGCAATAACAAGGGCGGGGAAAAGACCGCTGTCAGTTGTGACCAAAGTGCGATCCAGTTCGCGGTCGTACACGTACCCTCCGACCGCCACGAATCGAGGTTGTGCGGGGGCAGAAGGAGACACTGCCCCCGCACCGGTGTTCTCCTGTACGGTCATGGCAGGAGCATCAGAGGTGACCGCCTCTGACTCCGCTACGACAGGAGAAGAATGACGAACATCATTGATTCGGTCAAGAAGCTGCGAGCTGAAGCCACCCCAGAAAACCAGATCGAGAAGCTTTGGGAGGCAATTGAGCTGGTCGCCGAGGACAATGGGCTTGAAACCATTCGTGAGATTGGGCTCCTGAGCCGCTAGATCTTGCTTCGTTGCAGCGGTGCTTGAAGACTCACTTCGAGTACCGCTGCGGGCGGACTCAATCTCTTTGATCGCATTATCAAAGGCTGTGCGCCGCGCCTCCTCAGCTTTATCGATCTCTTCGTTAGCGATGCTTCGGATCATCTCTACGGTCTTCTCGGCCGCTGTCTTGATTTTGCTGTTATCGTTGATCTCAGACATTTTGAGTCCTATCTAGATGTTCTAGCCCGTAGTTACCGCTACGGGCTTTTTGCTTTACCGGCGGAGTTAGCTCGCTCGCACGAGCTGGATCTTGTCGCGTGCTTCCTCTGCCTCTGACTTCTTGTGCTCGCAGAGCTCCCCACCTGCCCACGCCTCTGCGCAGCCCTCTTCGATTAGCCAGTTGCCACCTTTGGTGCGCTGCTTGCCGTGGAGCTTTCCCGCGTTGAGACTGATTCGCACCGTGATGATGTGACTGCGGTACTCGTCTGCGACCTCTTGCGTAGTGAGTTTTCGTGGCTTCTTTTCTGACGTCAATCTGCCACTCCTTCCGTAATTCCGTACACGCAATCTACTTGCGATACCGAAACACTATCTAAAGTTATTCCGCACTTGCAACTCTTTTCCGAAAATGAATTTACCAAGTAACTACGACCACCCAACTCCGCAATCCATCGCGAAATCGGGTTGCGTTTGCGGAATCGCAATGTACGATAGTCACATGATTAATCGCATAACTTGGAACAGCTACGTTGACCAGATCAGTGATGGCTTGAAGGATTCGCAGATTGCCGCCGCTATCGACGTAGCGCCATCAACCATCAGTCGATGGCGCAGCGGACAGGCTCCAAACCCTGGACACGTTGCGGCTCTTTGCGACTACTTTGGCGAAAACCCAATCGTTGGATTCGTGGCGGCCGGCTACCTCACACGCCAACAAATGGATGAAATATTCAATTCCAGCGGCATCAGCCTGAGCACTTCACTGGAAGACTTCAGCTCAACCACTCTCGCCAATGAACTAGCCAGGCGCGCAAGGGAATGGGAAAAGAACGATGGCATGGGCTGTTAAGCGACCCTCTGGCAAGTGGCAGGGAAAGTACCGAAATGCTGCCGGAGAGTCCCGTTCGGCGGGCACATTCAAGCTCAAGCGTGACGCAATGGAGGCTGCAAGCAAAGCCGAATACAGCGCCATAGAACCCAAGGCGGCAGAGCCAACCAATGCAGAGATCACCTGGGGCGAATGGTGTGAACAGTGGTGGCTCACACGGGTTGCCGAGAACACCACACTCGCGTCAGAGGACTCGATGATCCAGAAGCGCATCGCCCCGACGTGGCGAGATGTGCGACTTGTGGACATCAGCAAGCACGATGTGCAGGCGTGGGCATCCACGTTGCTCGTTGCCCAGAAACCAGTGGGCAAGGAGAAGGCGTTGAAAGCCCTCCAGCCAGCTTCGGTGCGGCGCGTGCTGAACGTCTTCGTGTCCTCGCTAAGCTCTGCAGTGGATGCAAACCTGATCGACTCGAACCCTGCAATGAGCGTAAAATTGCCGCCGAACCCGCAGGGCAAAGAGGTGTTCCTCACCCAAGCGCAGTTCAAAGCCCTCGTGGACGCCATTGACCACACGGAGGATGCTGCGCTCGTGACGTGGCTCGCTTACACCGGCATGAGGTTCGGTGAAGCGGCCGGGCTCCACTGGCACAACGTAGACGAAACTCGCATGCTCGCTACCGTTGCTGACGTGTACGACGGCTCGGAGATCAAGCCATACCCGAAAGGCCGCCGACAGAGGTTCGTGCCAATCTTTGACTTCCTACTGGACGATCTAGAGCGACCGACCACCGCGACCGGGTGCGGGGTCAAGCATCGCGACGGCAAGTGCAAATCCAGTCTCGTCTTCACAACGCACACCGGAATGCCTGTCGATCGCAGAAACTTCACCAAGCGGGTACTGGCGCCAGCACTAGAAGAAGCGAAGCTGGATAAGCTCGGTGTCACGCTTCATGACCTTCGGCACACTTATGCATCGTGGCTCATTCAGGGCGGGCAGCCGCTCGAGCGAATCGCGGAGCTCCTTGGGCACGCCTCGTTGTCAACGACGCAGATCTACGCGCACCTCGCGCCAGCTCGACACGATGCGATCCTCGCGTCACTGCGGGGCGCAAACGGGGCGCAGAAATCGATATTGAGCGACAATCCCCCACTACGCGCCGTGATCTAG